TTATTACAAGACCTTGGTAAAGGCGCACGAGATGTAGTTGATACAGATATCTGGGTTGCAGCTGCATTAAGGCAGATGGGTGACGTAGATCAACACTATGTTGTTACAGATGTTCGTTTTCAAAACGAAGCTGTTACTCTTAAGATGTTGACTGATACTTATATATGGCGTGTAGAACGTACAGGGGTAGATGCAGTAAACAATCATATCTCAGAGCATGACCTAGATAACTGGGAGTTTGACGCCTACATCCCAAATAACTCTACTATTGAAGATCTAGAGTTTGCGGTAAAGACTAGATTGATGCAATACGCCTAATGTTTACCGGAACACTTTTACCGTATCAGGTTGAGGCCGTAGAGGCCATGGTAGAGCGCAAGAAGATGCTTGTAGCCTACGACCTCGGCCTGGGTAAAACTGTTCTTACAATCGCTGCTTTAGAGCGTATGAAAGATGAGAAGATAATCACAGAGCCTGGTATCATAATCTGCCTATCCTCATTGAAGTATCAGTGGGCAGATCAGATTAGGAAATTTACCAATGACGTTGCAAACCCTTTGGTCATTGATGGAAGCAAGGGCCAAAGAGCAAAACAATACGCCGAAGCCATCAGTGGTATCGGGGTTGACTACGTCATTCTCAACTATGAACAAGTTGTTAACGACTGGGGATATGTTTCCCTACTCTCACGTGGGTTCATCGTCTGTGACGAAGCAACAGCCATCAAATCATTCAGATCAAAAAGATCCAAACACGTTAAAGATCTAAAGAGCGACGTTAAGTTTGCCCTTACCGGCACCCCAATTGAAAACGGTAAGCCTGAAGAACTCTATAGTATTATGCAGTTTGTAGATAGCAAGGTTCTTGGTCGCTTTGATCTATTTGACAAAACATTTATTGTTCGTAACCAGTTTGGTGGGGTAGAACGTTACCGCAATTTAGAGACCTTCAGTAAGACAATAGCCACTGCCTCAGTACGAAAGCGTCAACAAGACCCCGATGTAGCCCCTTATCTTCCAGACACTATCTTTGCTGAGCCTATGATCATAGAGTTTGATAGCGCAGGGGCAAAGCTGTATAAGCAGATAGCTAAAGAACTACTTGCTGATTTAGATGAGGCTCTAGACTCTTATGGCTCAGCTTTTGATTTGTTCTCACATTACACCGGTGAGAGCAGTGGCCAGGGAATGGATGCTCTTAAAGGTAAGGTAATGTCTAAGCTCACTGCTTTGCGTATGCTCTCTGATCATCCAGAGTTACTTATCAACTCTAAGACTAGTTCCGGTTATGTGGGGGAACTAGAAGAGCGTGGGTTACTTACTAAGCTTACAAAACAACCTAAGCTTTCCGCTCTTAAGCAGTACGTAGATGATTTCTTAGACCAAGACGAGCGCAATAAAGTTGTAATATTTACTAGCTATGTGTATATGGTATGGTTGATTCAAGAACACCTAGGATACATGTCAGCTAAATATACTGGAGATATGGATGCAAAACAAAAAGAAGAGTCCAAGGTTTGGTTTCAAACCGATCCAGATTGTCGCATTCTCGTTTCTAGTGATGCCGGTGGCTATGGCGTGGATCTTCCTCAGGCTAACCTACTCATTAATTACGACCTTCCGTGGAATGCCGGACTCGCACTTCAACGTAATGGACGAATCAGAAGAGCCTCCAGCACCTGGCCATCAATAGTGATTCAAGACTTTTTGATGGAAGGCTCTATTGAAGAGCGCCAGCATGCCATGCTAATTCAGAAGATGTCAGTGGCCAATGCTATTATTGATGGTGAGGGCATTAACGCCGAGGGTGGGGTAAACCTAACTGTGGGCACACTTAGGGCTTTTTTAGAGAACGTTTCGGTCTAAACTTATGACACTATGCCAAATGCACCTAAGACCCCGACACGCACGATCCGTGTAGCCACAGAGCTCTGGAACGCTGTAAAAGATAAGGCTGCCTCTGATAACCGGACTGTCACAGACGTTATCATTGAGGCCCTAAAGGCCTATATAGGCGAGGATTTGCATAAGGCAGAATAATCCGCTATTATAGATAACGGAGGGAAAACAATGCCTAAAGTTATTCAAAAAGAGGATCCAAAGCCAGTCAACGAGTTAACAAAAAAGGTCTCGGACTACGTAACAACTAAGCGTCGTATAGATGACTTGGCTAAAGAAAACAATAAGATCAAGGCAGAGCTGTCTGAACTAGTTGATACAGACGGTGAGCCTGATGAGAAGGGCCATCTTTGGTACCCACTGCCTGAGAGTGTTGGTGGAGTTACCGCCCTTAAACGTCAACGTCGTGTAGTCCAATCATTAGATGAAGCAGTAGCAGAGAAGACCCTTAAAGAAAAGGGTATCTATGATCGTTGTTACAAGATGGTTCCAACACTAGATGAGTCAGAAGTAATGGCTTGTCTTTATGACGGCCTACTAAACGAAGAAGAAATTGACGCTATGTTTCCTAAGTCGGTATCATATGCGTTCTACATTGTGGAGGACTAACATTGGAAGACAAGGTAGATGCTTTCTTCTCAGACCTAGATGAGTTCTATCCAGGTTCAAAGAAGAAGCGCCGTCCTGTAGATCCAAATGCTAAACCTAAAAAAGTAAAAGAAGAACTTTCCTGGGATGCAAATCCTCAGGTTAAAACTCTACCTAACGGAAAAGTTGTAGAGTTATATAGTGCGGGCTCACTGTGCCAAGCACTAGGAAGGCCAATAGTTACTGTAAGACTTTGGGAACGAAAAGGTTACATACCACGTGCACCCTATCGCTTAAAGTCTCACATAGTTGATGGAGTAAAGAAGCCAGGATGGCGGATGTATTCCAAAGCTATGATTGAAGCAGCAATTAAAAGCTTTCAATCTAGGAATCTCTTAGAGGCTCCTAGAGTTGATTGGAATCGTTATCCAGATCTTGCTATTGAACTAGCAGAGGCATGGACAGCAATTCATAATCAAGAAACAGCGTAACCACCTAGCATAAAGTCTCATCCGAGACGAAGCTATCAGCCAACAACCGAAAGGAGCGCCATGAGCGCCTCACTAAAAATCCAGAAAGACGTACCCAACATTGATGAGTACGCCTCAACAGCACCAGAAGTAGACGAAGATATCTTCGTTGAAGAAGATGAGAATGAAGTACCTGATCATTCTTCAGTCATTCAAAAAGGCTGGGCAGCAGCTAAGAAAGTGTCTACCAAGCCTACCAAAACCTTCGCAACTGATTTTAAGTTTGACGAAGACGTTCAACTAATCAAGTTTATCTCAGACGAACCTATGGCTTTCATGCAGCACTGGGTTAATCGTCCAGGTAAAAAGTCATTCATCAGTATCGGTGAGGGCGATCCACTTATTGCTATCGGCAGTAAACCAGATCCAAAGTTTGCCTTCACTGTTCTTAATCTTTCTGATGAAGATCCAAAAGTCCAACTCATGGTAGTTGGAGTTCGTCTCTGTGGTCAGCTAGAGAAGCTTGCTTCAAATGCTAAGACTGGACCACTTAATCGCCCAGACCTTTACTGGGCAGTAAGCAAGTCTGGCGAAGGCACCAAGACTTCTTACTCACTCGTTCCTGTAAAGGAAAGAGATCTCGCTGAGGAATGGGAAATTGATCCTGTTGCTGCTGCTGAACTAATCAAATCTATGAAGCCACTTGGACCTGAAGCTCTCAACATGTCCACCAAGGCTGAACTAGAAGAGATTGCTCGAGAAATCGCATCAGCTAACTAGTCATCCCATTTGTTGGGGGCCCGGTTTTTAACCTCCTTTCTACGGGCCCCTAACTCAACCTTAGGAGAGCAATGAATATAGTTACAACCACCAAACAACTCGACGAGGTGTTTGAAGCCTACATGGCTGCAGATGCTTTTGTCTTTGACGTTGAAACAGTTGGTGATCACCGTGGAGATCCACGCATTAATACTATTACTTGGATTGCTATGGCAACTACAGGCCGGGTAGATGTTATTCCTATGGGTCACCCAAATGGTGACTATGTAAGAACAGAGTTCCCATTACTTCCTTCTGCTCAGGAAAGAATCATCAAGGGGCTACCTATCCGTCCTTCTGACTATAGCAAGGATGAGCGCAAAGCTACAAAGATCTTTACAGAAGCCCCAGAACAGCTAACTATTGCAGAAGTGTTTAAGAAGCTAAAGCCTATCTTTACTAGCGATAAGCTAAAGATTGGTCACAACCTAAAGTTTGATCTACAGAGCGTAACTAAGTATCTTAAAGAGCTACCGGCACAGCCATACTTCTGTACGCTTAATGCTGCCTTTGTTCTTAATACTCGTGACAGCCTACACCTGGGTCTAGCTGATTGTCTTAAGCGTGAGCTTGGCTACAATATGGTCAAGGGTGTTGGCAAAGAGGTAGAGAAGTATTCCTTTGATGAAGTTGCTATCTACGCTGGGCTGGATGCTGAATGGACTTGGAAACTCTACGAGCATTATCAGACTAAGCTTGAGGCAGATAAGCTAACCGGTATATTTAAGTTAGAGATGGATGTGCTAGAAGTTATATGTAACATGGAACTTCGTGGTGCAGACATTGACGTTAACTCTTTATCTACATTAAAAGCAGATCTTGAACTTCAGCTTGAGACTTGCAAGGCAAATATCTATAAGTTTGCTGGCAAAGCCTTTAACATCAACAGCGTACCTGACAAGCAGGCTATTCTTTTCTCTAAGAAAGCTGATGGTGGTCGTGGGCTACGTCCTAAGATTCTAACACCGGCAGGACAGAAGCGTGTTGATGCAGGCACAGAACCTACCGTTAATGATTACTCTGTAGCAGAGCCTGCCATTAAGATGTTTGAAGGCAAGGATGCTCTAGTAGATGCTCTATTAGAGTACTCAGACTTGAACAAGTTGCTTACAACCTATGTGATTCCATACTTGGGCGGAGACATTACACGCACAACGGCGGGTAAGTCTAAGGTTGTTGCTAAGAAGTCTTTGATGATTAAGAATAGAATCCACACAGACTTCATCCAATATGGCGCAGAGACTGGTCGTTTTTCTAGCCGTAATCCTAACCTGCAGAATGTTCCTAACCCACGTACTAAAAATGGTAAAGCTATTCGAAACCTCTTCATTGCACCAGAGGGGTACAAGCTTGTAGTAGCAGACTACTCCCAGATTGAGCCTAGAGTTCTAGCCTCATTTAGCGGTGACCGTATCCTATGTGGTTCATACCTTCAAGGTACAGATATCTATACAACCATCGGTGATACTGTCGGGGTAGATCGCAGTGCTGCTAAGACTCTGGTTCTAGCCATGATGTACGGCGTGGGACCGGACAAGATTGCTAACTCTATTGGGGTATCCACCAATGAGGCACGTAACCTACTAGATGAGTTCATGCATAAGTTCCCGGCTATAACTAGGTACAAAAAGCAGGTTGTTAATGACAGCCGTAGAAGGGGTCCAGTTCCCTATGCTTTGACCTATCTAGGACGCAGGCGCTACCTCCCTGATCTCAGGTCAAGTGTCACCTGGGAACGCTCTAGAGCGGAACGTCAGGCGTTTAACACGGTAATCCAGGGCTCTTCTGCCGATCTCATTAAGCTTGCTATGATTAGGGCACACAAAATGATCCCGGATGAGGCAAGCCTGATTTTGACTATCCACGATGAACTTGTTACAGTTACTCCTGAGTCCTTAGCAGAAGAGACCGAAGCAGCAATTCGTGAGGCTATGGAAGGCATTAAAGCGCTCAACATCCCAATGATCGCAGATGTAAAAACTGTTCAGAGATGGGGAGAGGCTAAGTAATGTTTAAGCGTAAGAAGAAGGTTAGAGAACAAGTCAAGATTAATCACATACCTTTGCCGGTATTGATTCGTCAAGTGATCTATGACTCAATGCTTATGCCTGCAGAAGAGATTGCTATAGCTATGGGCCTACCTCCTATCTCAGATGAAGTAGCTGAGATGGAAGAGCAAGCAAGTGAGGAACGTCTAGAGAAGTTTAGCCAGTTAATTCCTTTTATTGATTCACACGCCGATATAGCTTCAAAGATTGCTACCTCAGCATACATGCTCGAGGACGCAGAGTCTGATTCTTTAGAGAAGTTTGGTATAGAAGACGTAGAAAATATAGGCAAGCTGTTTAGATTGGTTGCTTTGTCAGCATCTTTATCTTGCGTATCAACATTAATTAACATGGGGTTAATAGAATCGAGGTTCACAAATGGCGAATGATTGGTGGGCCAATAAACTTGGCGGTGGCAACGGACAACCTGCTACACCTCCCACAGCTCCCGCTGCTCCCACACCTTATCAGTACCAACCACAGCAGAATGTTCCGGTTAACTATGATGCTGCACGAGATCAGCTAGTAACAAAGGCACAAAGTCAAAAAACCACCACGACCTGCCCTAACTGTTACAGTGGCAATTATATGAAGGTAGGAACACAATCTACACAGAGTGGATCATTTGATGTCATGCGTTGCTATGACTGTGGCTATCCAAAGATCCAAGCAGGAAGCGGTGCAGGTATGCCAAGCGGTAGTGGTGGACCATCTACCCCAGCTAAACAACCTGCAAGAGGAAACGGTTTTCAACCATCAGTTATCGTAGATAGGATCGGGTAATGGCAATTAATTCGGAAGCACTAAAAGTAGCAGCAGGTATCAATAAGAAGCTTGGAGCAGGTACAGTTGTAACTGCAGGCCAGGTTGTCATGCCTGAACGTATTACAACCGGTTCACTAACACTTGATGTAGTTCTAGGCGGGGGTTGGCCTATGAATCGTTGGGTAGAGCTAGTAGGAGAAGCCTCACATGGTAAGACAGCTATTGCGCTTCGTACCATTGCAGCTAATCAGCAGAAGAATCCAGAATTCACCGCAGTCTGGATTGCAGCAGAAGACTTTGACCCAGAGTACGCTGAGCTATGCGGAGTAGACACAGAGCGTGTTCTATTAGTAGAAACAAATAGCATGGAGGATGCGTTCGATGCGGTTATTCAGTTCATGGAATCGAAAGCGGTTGACATGGTTGTTGTTGACAGTCTTCCTGCTCTCGTTCCTAGTGCAGAAGATGAGAAGCACATGGAAGAGTTTACTGTGGGACGAGGAGCACTTATAACAAATAAGTTCTTCCGCAAAGTCTCATCAGCTACAAAAAGAGATTTGATTGAATCAGAGCGCCCAATCTTGGGCATGATGATCAACCAATACCGTATGAAGATTGGCGTCATGCACGGCGATCCTCGTACTACGCCGGGAGGTCTTGGCAAAGACTATGCCTACAGCATTCGTTGCGAAATCAAGCGTGATGAGTGGCTCGAGGTAGGCAGCGGACAGGAGAAAAGGCGTGTGGGGCAAACCATCCGTGTCCGTACTATTAAGAACAAGACCTACCCGCCACAACAGACTGCTTATCTAGACTTCTACTTCTCAGATGGTGGTCCTATTGATGCCGGTAGTTACGATACTGGTAAAGAAATTGTTGCCCTATCTATTCTCAATGGCATTGTAGATCGCCGTGGCGGTTGGATGTACTATGGTGAGAGAAAGTGGCAGGGAGCTCAGGCACTGATTGATTCTCTGAGAGAAGAGATTGATCTACGTGAAGAGATTAGCAAAGCAGTAATGGATACCCTTAAAGGTAGTCCGGCTCTTATGATGGAATCTCCGGATGAAGACTGAAGGACAGAAAGAATCTCTTAAGCACGAGAAGCGCTTAGAGAAAGTAGCAGGCGGTAAGCGCAATGCCGCCTCTGGTGCATTCTGGTCTCGTAAGGGGGACGTCCGAACAGACGACCTCCTTATAGAGCACAAGTGGACTGGAAAGAAGTCAGTGACTATTAAGTCAGAGGTACTTCAAAAGATTACAAAAGAAGCAATCCTAGATAGCCGAACACCGGTACTAGGCTTGCACCTTGATGGTGAGAATTACGTCGTTCTTTTAGAGGAGGATTTCTTCGAGTTACGTAACTCATTAAGAGGCGAGTAATTGATCACATATGACGACGATCCGTTTTGGACGTGGAGATATAGAGCTAAGTGTCAAGGCGAAGACACAGAGATCTTCTTTCCACCAAGAGACAAAGCATTATACAAAGATATAGCGGATAAAGCAAAAGCTATCTGTTGGGGTAAAGACGGCAGACCAGCTTGCCCGGTTAGACAAGAGTGTCTAAAGGAGGCTATAATTAATAATGAGCTACATGGAATCTTTGGTGGTATGTCACACCGAGAAAGAAATGCTGCTCAGCGTAAATATAAGCGCCAGGGCATTACGCTAGATGAATGGTTAGAGAAAGAGGGCGGAAGGTATGGGCAAACCTAAAACTATTGCCAGCAAAGATTTAAAAGCATTCCTTAGTGCGAGTAAAAGAGAGACTCGCCTAATGGGTGCAGTAGAACGCCATGTTCTAGCTAGTCCTTTTGATGAGCGAGACATGAGCTATATTCACCCATCCGATATCATCAAGGATGATTGGTGTGCGTTAGCCCAATACCACGCTATCCGTGGTAACTATGTAGAGACTCGTGACAAGCCAACAGCTCGCTTAGCCTCTATCTTTGCAGAGGGCCACATCATCCATGCTAAGTGGCAGAACTGGTTTAAAGAGATGGGCGTACTCTATGGTAAGTGGTATGACGCTAAGACTGATGACTATACCTGGGCTACCTCTAAAGATCTAGTAGGCTACGCTCGTAAAGATATCGAGTATCGTGAAGTCCCACTACGCAGTGATAAGCATATGATACGTGGACATGCTGATGGCTGGATCAAAGGCCTAGGAGATGATTGCCTAATCGAGATCAAGTCTATTGGCTCTGGTGGTCTTAGGATGGAAGCTCCGGCTCTTATGGCCCAAGCTGAGGATAACGTTGAGAAGGCTTGGAAGAATATCAAGACCCCATTTCGTGCACACCAGTTGCAAGGTCAGGTCTATCTACACCTCTGCCATTTGATGGTTGAAGAGGGTCAGCTTCCTAATGCTCCTGAAGAGATTGTATTTATCTATGAGCTTAAAGCTAATCAGGAATATAAGGAGTTTGTAGTAACCTACAACCCTGAATATACGAAAGAAATTTTTGATAAGGCTCTCGATGTTTCTTGGGCAGTAGCCAATGAACGTCCCCCTTTGTGCAGTAACAATGTTGAAAAGGGCTGCAAGCGTTGCGCCCCATTCCAGGAGGCAGCATGAGCATCAGCAGAGATGTACTAGCATCATTAAATGAACTAGGCTTTTCATTAACAGCTAAGCCAGAGTTTGATATCCCTGATCTACCTCGTGATATCACAGAGCTAGATGACGAAGGCCTTATGGATCTCTTTGTGCAGTTTACTCAATGGAATGACCATTTAGCTGGTGCCCAGGCTCTTGCTATTATTAATGAGCGTGAAGCACAAAGAGCTCTAGATTCCGCTGAGTCTGCCGGCATGATCAAGAACTGGACCGGAGCTAAGGGAGACCGCATCGCCCTTATTAAAGCTCAGATTGCATCTACCCAAGAGATCATTGATCTACAGCATGAGCTTGATATTAAGTATGCATTTCGTAAGTTAATTGAGACCCGTACTCTCAATGTAGAGAGGGACTCTCAACTTGTATCCCGTGAGTTAACCCGCCGCACTTCAGATGGAGGCGGCATGAGAGCTAGGACTAGGAGGTTCACAGCATGAAGTGTGAAAATTGTGATGGATTAGGTTGGTTATATCTAAGCGAATTTAGAGAGGCAACACCTGATGGTGTTATTGGAGATGACCACTCCACCGTATTTACTAAGTCAGATTTTGATGACGCTATCTCAGTATGTCCAGATTGTGATGGCTTCGGTGAAGAGTTTGATGAGGACTATGCTGAAGATCTAGCAATTATGAAGATCATTGAAGACTATCAAAACCTTAGAGGATTTTATCGCTACTATCGTGTGGACTTTGATGAGCGTAAGGTAACTATGGGCGTAGAGTTTGTATGGCGCACAAAGCGTTGGCGTATTATTGATGGACTTCCTACATTTAGTAAGTTTGCCAGGATGTGGAGAGAAGATGAGTAAGCGTCAAGAAAAGATTGCAGAGCGTCAAGCAGAGCAGGCAGCCTTCCTTAAGGCTCGTGAACGTTTTAACTTTGCTCGCTTTATACAAGCACAAGAACTTGGTAAGCAGATGTTTGAGGCAGGCAAAGATCAAATGACTGAAGGGCAGATCGCTATGATTGAATCTGAGATGGCTGACAATCAAAGAATGATTGATGAGTACTTGGAGCGGGAGGGATTACATGCCGAGCCAGAGCAGGAAACACCGGGGCTACCGGACACAGAAGTTAGTAGCTGAGTACCTTGCTAAACGAGGCTTTCCATTCGCAGAGAGTACGGGTGCTGGTAGATCTGGCACTGATATTACCGGTACTGTTGGTATTGATTGGGAAGTAAAGGCACGGGCTGATTTCAACCCTAGCGGGGCTATGAAGCAGCTTAAAGAGCGGGGTAATGAGAAAGATCTACCGGTAGTAGTTCTCCGCTTAAACGGGCAGGGAGAGGCCTCTGTGGGGGAGTTTATGGTCTGCCTTAGGTTAGAAGATTTTGTAAAGCTTATTAGGGATGCAGGATACGGAGATACACCGTAGAATAGTTCATTGGGTGGGCGACATAAATCGAACCCAAAGGACTACAAAACCGTGAATCAAGAAGAAGATAAAGATATTCTACGTGCCGGTGCAGGATCTAGCTCCCAATCACTAGCCTCTGCAATCGCACATGCTCTCTATGATAATCCGCAAGTAAAAGTACGTGCGGTTGGCGCTTCAGCAGTAAACCAAGCAGTAAAGGCGATTGCTATCGCCCGAGGATTTGTCGCAACACGTGGCGCAGACCTCACATGCCGTCCAGGATTTGCAACAGTCGAGTCTAGAGACGGTAAAATTTCTGCAATAGTCTTTACTATTACAGCAAATTAATATACTCTTAAACCAAGAGATCTCTAACAGTTAGGTACCAACATGGCAAAGTCAGATATCGAAGCTGCAGTTGCAGCTGAGAATAATAACGGCCGCAAGTCAGAAGGCCCTGGAGTTTCATTCAGCTCGCCTTCAGATAAGCCTGAGCGTGGAACACTAGTAGGAAAGAAGGGCGCACAAGCTGGCGATCCTGCAATCCAAAACCAAGGTACACGTGCTAACCGTCCTTACGCAGGACAGGAGCGTCTAGGTTCCGCATTTGGAATCAAGGCTAGCTACGCAAAGCAGACAGCACCAGAGGCAGGAGCAACTCAAGCTAATGGTCGCATTGTAAACCCAGCAGTCACTCGTCAGAAGGACTCCTGGTCAGAAGGAATTGCAACTTCGTACTAATAGTTGTATACTAGATATAGGGCCTGTAAAAGGGCCCTATCTTTAGAATTTGGGGGGGCCAAATGAGTTTAGATGCTTTGTATTCAAAAGCAAAAGAAGAGAACACTTTTATAGTCGGTAAGTGTTTAACAGGGCAATGGGCTGCCACACTATCTGAAACAGATTTCAAAGCCTTTGAAGAATCTTTAAATGACGAGGACTTCTCTACGAGGAGTCTTCATACGCTGTACAAAAATGCAGGTGCACCATTCGGACTAACAACTCTAAAAGAGCATAGAAACGGAAACTGTTCATGTCGCTAGAAGACGCATACAACATCGCTAAAGCCGATAGTGCATTAAGCTCTATTGACAAACTACTCAAAGCAAATGGCTTAACTGCAGATCAAGTAGGTAAGATCAGTAAGGTAAGTCTCTCTACCAATCCAGATGATACTAAGATTATTCTCTCTCCTGCATGGAATGATGGGCCAAAATGGCAGCCTGTCCAGCATGCTGACCCTGTAGTTATCGAAGCAAAAAAACCAACCCACACCCCCGCTCTGGTGAGCAGTGGCTGGAAAGTTGCTGTGGCACTGCCTGATCCACAGATCGGCTACCGTAAATATGAAGATGGAACACTAGACCCATTCCATGATGAAGATGCTATGGATGTAGCTCTACAGATTGTGGGACTAGATCATGGCCACCCACTGGATCAGGTAATTAACTTGGGTGACTTTCTAGATCTCCCAATGTATGGGACATACGAACAGGAGGCCAATTTTGCTCATACTGCTCAGCTTGCTATTAATCGTGGTTACCGTTTCCTTGCTGAACAACGTGCTAATGCCGGGGTGGATGCGAGAATTATCCTTCTCGAAGGCAATCACGACAAGCGGCTTAATCGTTTCATTAATAATAACGCTGCTGCTGCTTATGGTATTAAAGTAGCAGACATGCCAGATAGCTGGCCTGTACTTAGCCTACAAAACTTATTGCGTTGCGATGAACTTGGGGTGGAGTTTATTGATGGTTACCCAGCAGCTGCACACTGGATTAACAAGCGTCTTAGGGCTATGCACGGTGACCGTGCTAATTCTAATGGTTCCACCGCTGCTCAGTATGCAAATTCGAATCCAAACATTTCCACGCTATTTGGTCATACACATAGGATGGAACAGCAATCTAAAACGGTATTTGATCGTGATCAAGCAATCAAGAGCGTCTCTTTTTCACCTGGATGCTTATGCAGGGTTGATGGTGCAGTTCCCTCTGTTAAAGGTGGTGTGGACGTCAAAGGCCAAGCGCTTCAGTATTTTGAAAACTGGCAACAGGGAGTAAGTGTTATCTTCTTCAAAGACGGGGATGATGATAGCTTCCACTTTGATCAAGTTCATATTCATAATGGTAAGACTATGTATCGTGGACAAGAGATTGTAAGTACACGTAAGCAGTAATATTTAGCGATACAAATAAGCCGGTGTAGTGCACAATATGTGCATACGCCGGCTTATTTTATTGGAGAGATATGAGCTCAAGTACTATCAATATACTGCAAGGTATCTCAGCAGCTCTAGCTATCCTAGGCGCTGTAGGTTTTGCATTCCGTTGGCTAATCAAGCATTATCTATCAGAATTGCGCCCTAATCATGGCTCATCTCTCAATGATAAGATTAATCTAGAAATTATTCCTCTTCTTAAAGAGCTTAGGGCTCACCAAGAGAAGATTGCCCTCAAAGTAGCTAAGCTAGAGGGTCGTTTTGAACAACACGTAGACGACGTAGAGGCAGAATAATGTCTTACACGCCTCGTCCAGGAGACTATGGCGTAGTTAAAACTAACGGCATAGTTGCAAAACTTATTCGTCTAGGAACCTTAAGTCGTTGGAATCATGCAGTTATCTGTATCGAAGGCGACCTAATCGTAGAAGCTAGGCCAGTAGGAGTTAGCTTTGGCAAAGCCAGTAACTATGAGCATATTGCCTGGAATCAACACGAAACTCTTACCGATAAACAACGTCCTGAAATTGTAGATTACGCTGTAGCTCAAATTGGGAAGCCATATGGGTTTTTAGACATATTTACTATATTTCTTCGTATATTAGGCTTACGGGTTCCTCCAGTAAAACTGTGGAACAAGCTGTCAAAGCGTGAAGGATTTATCTGCTCAGAATTAGTAGCTGAGGCTTATGATAAAGCAGGTTTCAAACTTATTAATAAACCTCTTAATTTAGTAACCCCAGGAGATCTAGCAGAAAGGTTGATCTACCAGTGACAGACGCACATACACAGAAGATGAACCTACATCTTGCTGTTTCTATCCCTGCCCACGAACCTCGTGAGACAGATCCTCACTACCATCTTTTTAATCAAGCTAAGGCTAGGATTAAAAAGCAGGGTCTATGGAAGTGCATAATTGATGATGACCTATGCTCAGGTCAGCCAGAGCTACATCACAGCCACATTGAATTCAGCCAGATCAACAACATGGATCCAGCAAAGGTTGAGCAGGCTTTTGGTCTTCATTTTGAAAATGATGAGGAATTTCAGGAGTGGATTGAAAGCCCTGGAAATCTAGAAGTTCTATGTGAAACCCACCACCGCACACGCTTTGGTATTCATGAGATTCCTGCTCCCCTATGGGAGACATTTAGGTATCGCAAGACTGGTACAGCTCCGGCAGCGGAGGTCTTAAAGAATGAGTAGCGGTTTAGATATAGTATTAGAAGCTCAAGGTCAACTAGGCTTTATTGAAGGACCTAATAATGAAAACCCCTACGGTAGTTGGTATGGTATTCCAAACCAACCTTATTGCGCCATGTTCGTTAGCTGGGTGTTTGCACAAAAAGGTTTATCAGCACTGGTTGCTGCAGAAACTGAAAAAGGATTTAGTTACTGCCCTGCCGGTCTTGCATACTTTCAAAAAAACGGGCAAGTAGTTGGTAAATATGAGGGACAACCAGGGGACATAGTATTTTTTAACTTTTCAGGTAATGGTCAAGCTGAGCATGTAGGTATTGTTGAAGGAGCAAGCTCTGACGGAATTACTACAATTGAGGCTAACACTAGTCCTGATCATGCTACTGGAAGTCAAGCTAATGGCATAGGAGTATTCAGGAGACATCGCCCTTACCTAGGAGTTATGGCGATA